AGGCAGCTCGACTGCGGGAAATAGCGTAAGGATGCCCGCCGTCACCCATGATCATAAAGTGATTTATAAAATGTGGGTTGATACTACCTGGCACCCAAGCGGTTATCACGGCCTTAACCATCAACCCTCCTGCTTTACTGACGTACTTACTCATTTCAATGTTCGAAATCTCCGCAACCATCGAAGCTGATTTTACCTTTTCAAACTTGTAGTCGGTCAGCGCCACCGGATCGTTACGTTCGGTTACAAACTCCCAACCGCACACCATGCAAATTGTTGCTCTCGGCTCAACCACTTCGTCACAGTTTGGACAGGTTTTAATTTTCTTTTCCTCAACCAAAAGCTCCTTCTTTTTCGATCTCCCTGGTATCTCCACACGCGGTGAATCTGGGTCTCCATGAGTCTGGCAGTTATTAGCCAAATCAAGAATCAACACGTCTTTTTTGTCTGGATGCGGACGGAGGCCACGGCCTGTCATTTGAATGAAAAGTCCAGGGGACATTGTTGGACGGCACATGATAATACAGTCAACTGCCGGTGAATCGAAGCCCTCTGAAAGTATTGTCACATTCACGATTATCCTGATTTTACCTGATTCAAAGTCAGAAAGAGCTTGATACCTGGCATCGTCATTTAATTCTGAATGAATAATGGTTGCCTGTTCTCCGAACGCTTCACGAAGTTTTTCTGCATGAGCAATTGTTACAGCAAAAACAATAACATGCTTTCGATCTGAGGCATGTTCATCCAGCGCAGCCACCGCAGACCCGACGTGCTGTTGTTTACTCATTACTGCCGATAAATCACCCACATTATAATCTCCTGTTTTCCGTACACCGGCTAAATCAGACGAGATATCGGTTGTTGTTTTTGCTCGGTACCCACAAAGATATCCATCTTTTTGAAGATCAGAGATTGATATTCGATAATGTAGATCAGGGAAAAGATTAATATTGCCTGGTTTACAAGCAGTCCCATAAATATATCCCTGAGAAAGTCTAAATGGTGTCGCTGTCATACCTAATATTCTAACTTTAGGATTATATTGGATCATGGTTTCAATCCATGTCTTATATTGGCTTTTGATATTCATGCCTGGTATTTTGTGCGCTTCATCAACTACTACCAAATCAAACGGGACGGTTGTTCCTGTACGTCTTGATAGCGTTTGTATGCTACCAATCACAATAGACTTATCCGTATCAATATCATTTGATATAGAGGCACAGGCTATGCCTATAGGAGCCACCGGCCATGTTTTGAGAAGTTTGTCTTGCGCCTGTGTAATCAGCTCCCGACGATGCGCCAATATTCCGATTCTTAAATTAGGCCATTGTGTAAGAAGTCGTTTGATGAGTTCTGAGAAAATTAAAGTTTTCCCGGCTCCGGTCGCCGCTTGAACCAATATAAATTGATCCGTTGGTATAGCGTCCCAAATCACCTTTAAAACTTCTTCTTGGTATGGTCGTAATGTATAATCCATTTCTACCTTTGCTCAAATCCCCCTGGGGATCCCCCAGGGGTTCAATGTCTTAAATTTGCCACGGCATTTTTGTATCTGCCGGTATTGCAGCCATCGCCGCAGCCGCGACGTGTGCTGGTGGTATGTTGTTGACTGCCGCTGCCACCTTTGCGCCATCCAGTGGTTTATAACCGCTGATTTCGTTCTTCGGCTCGTAATCACCGTTCTCATCGGTTTTGATCTTCACTCTGATCTGGCACTTCTTCCCGTGCAGTTCCTCGGTGTCGGCAATGTAGTTTGGGTTCCGGTGACCACAGCAGGTGGCCATTGTCTTGAGTATCTTCATTGAAACTTCGTTTCCGAGGCTGGTGATAGTCCAGATGTGATTCGGTTTCCCGATAACCTGAAAAGTCCAGTTGATGTAAGGACCTTTCTTGCCTTCCTTGATCTCCGAGTTGATGATCTCTGCCGGGTACCAGCCTGGCGGAAGGAGATCTAAGGAATCCTGTGCTTCGTACTGCGTTAAATCTACTGAAATTTGAGCCATAGTTAAATTCCTCCTTCTAAAATTTTGTTTCGTAAGTAACCTAAATCCGGTTTTTCAACTGGGGCCAGCTTACCAGAACGGTCTTTCCCCGGATAACGATCCGAGTTAGAAGTCAAAAAACACCGATATGGTGTTCCGTCATCAGTGGTTTGAGTTACAAGATAAAGAACAAGATCAAAATAACTCGGTAAACGTTCTTTGAGCTGTTTCCCTGCGATATCCGCTCCGATATATCGACGATTTAAATCATCTAATTGAACGGTAGGCAAGCAGGTAAAGACAACCGAATAAGATGATAAATCTCTGAATCCTTTAATGATTGATAACATCGAATCACCATAATCATTCCAACGCTTGAATGCATCTTCTCCTTTTGTATATTTTGCCTGCATACTCTCATTACACCTGCCAGATATCTCTGTTAAAGAGTCCAAGAAAATCCAAGAATATTTACTCTTGAAGTCAGGTGATAAAAACAATTGATATACCTCTTTGAGATCAGCAAACGAGCTAATTTCAAATCCTTCGACTTTCCCTGATTCGACAATATCCTTGACGCTTAAAAGGCCAGCTTCTGCCGATAGACAGCACACTCTTTCACCATCTGGTATCGTCCTGAGCAAAGATGTTTTTCCTGATCCAGTATTCCCCAAGACTAACGCACTGAACCTATTGACGGACTGAACGCCTATTGGTTTTAACATTGGTTATCTCCTTGTTTATTGTTTAAAACGGGATATCGCTTTCATCCTCAATTTTCTCGAAAATTACTTGCGGCGCGCCTGGCTTAATCTCCCTGCTCCATGCGATGGCCTTTGCAAACTCCGCATTTTCTTTCATGGCCGATTCAAGTGCTTTTGTGGATGATGGCTTGAACTCATAGACGAAAGTGTCGTTAAACACATCAGGGAGCAGTGTTTTCACCTGCGCCAACCGATCCTGATACCATTTGATATTCTCCTTCAACTGCACTGTGACTTTGATACCGGCTTCCAACAGATGGCCGGTTTTGCTTCCGTTTCTGTATTCAGCGGCTCTCGACAGTTCGAGATTGATACCGCGTAATTCCTCTGTCATTGCCTGTATCTGAATTTTCAATTCAGAACCTCTGACTATTAACACTTTAGTGACCATAAACCTGCTCCTTTCTTGGATATTTATAAGAATGGCGTAAAACCCCTATCCCTTCAGGGTAGGGGTCGTTGACTTTTCCGGCACACTATCCAGCGACCCAGGCGGGGTAATGTTTTAAACCTTTTCCAACCCGATGCCTCGAAGCTCTGGACTGCGAGGCGGCTCTTATCAGAGTGTCCGTATGGCTGCTCCATCTGGCCCTCCTAAATCAATTCTGGTTTCAAGGTCGAAACGTTCATCAATCAACTCTGTGACCATTAGCCATTCGCAGAACAAAATCCAGCGGCTCTGGATGTCTTCAAATCTACTCCAAAGCCATAAAAACTTTCCTGTGGTTCGTATCATTTTTAGTTCTCCTGATAATTTCTTCGTGGTTGAAAAGAATCCCGACCTTGACCAGCTTTCTAACCAATATCAGATAGAATCTGACGCCCGGCAAACGAGCTGGATTGGTTTACTGCACCTGGTCGGGGAGGCGCTTGGAGATCCGGGCTGGATGTCAACTGCGTGATTGTTTATAAGCCCCGTGCGCTTTAAATGCGCGGTCATAAGTGTCGGTGTCGGCTGCCCGGTAGCATCTAAGGCACGTCCGGCTGAGATACTGCCCACTGCCCAGGACATACCCGGCAATTGGCCGGGTGTTGCATATCTGGCAGATGCCAGTGTCAGCTATTGGCGCGGGTGCTGGCCGGTGGTAGGCCGATGATGGTTTTAATTTATGGAATCTCATAATCGTCTCCGGTTCAATTGTAAATTTCAATGTTCTTCAACCGAGTTATTATCGAATCGAAATTAATTGTTTGATCACCATTAATCCGAGATTTAATCGCTTCACCCAATTGCGCCATTACATCTGACATCATTATAAGAGAGTCTCTTTCGGGTTCAGTTATTCGGATATCGCGTACATGGCCAAGTGTTTCAAATATCCCGCAGAGAAGACTGCGTATTTTTCTTATTGCGAACTTAATTCTTTCTTCCGACAACATATCCATAGAGCAAAGCGATATACTATTATCCATTCCGTCCATTACAGATGAAAGCTCTTCCAGTGCGCTATACTTTTTACGAAAAGTTTGCATATCCTTTTTAGCATCACGGACGAGCTGTTTACGCATATCCGAATTGTCTAAAACTTCGCTTAATAGTCTATACCCTCCATTGTTTGACCTATCATGTGAAAGTGAAACGTATTTTCTCAGCGTAACGCCATCGCTATCCATTGAATTATCTGGTAGGAACATCATGTTATCTGAATCATGTTTTATAATGGTAAGATCAAGTCTAATGACCTGCCTCGCCTGGTTCAAGCGGTACGCATCTGCTGCTATGGTATCCGCCCACTGGAATCTGCCATGCAAAGATGTTTTGGTATTGCTGGCATAAACTACAACTTTCTCAGCATCGAGAATCCCGTCGTTGCTTTTTCTGATAATTTCAAGTTCTTCAGATACCGTAAATGATGGGAAGTCCCGGTCTTTTTCGTCAATCACGCTGTAATCAAACGCTTTCTGTTGAATCAGTTCGTCCATTTTCATATTTCCTTGTCGTTCTTTGCGCTTCCCTATCCGCCGATATTCCTTGACGCCTCACCGCATCCGCAGCTTCATCCGTGAAAAACCAGCTTCCCGTCATATGCGCCGGTCAAGGTCGCTCGGGGTTGCCGGTTGGGGTGTTGTTATGTTGGATATATATTAATCAATAAGATGAATTATTGTCAAGATATTTTATCACTCTTAATGATGAATTTTTTCTAAGTGATAAAATTTTGGACAAAAAAAAGGCCCGATCAACCGAAGTTGAACGAGCCTCTTATAATAATGGTACGTTTTGTTTATTACGTTATCATCAACCTAAAACACATCCTACGTCCATTACTTGTTATTTCGATCCATTTACGACCTTCAGACCATTGAGTTGATTTATAGGTGGGGAATCCGACGCATTCGTATTTTTCAATAATGTTCCTTTTTTTGTTGATTCAATTTCTCGTTTTATCGTTTCACCAAACGATCTGAATCTTTCATACTGAGCGACTGTTCCATGTTCAATTACATATTTTGCTATGCCAAGAAGAGAAGTATCTGTATTGACAATTTCCTGTGTTTTTGTTTCAATCGTTTTAAATTTTATCTCACAGACATCATGCTCTTGTTTCTCTCCAACATATATTCCTTTATAAAATTCATCTTGATTTATATTTAATCCTTTACATAATTTATCAAGAGTTACCTGCCCGATCCCTCGTTTTGTATTTCCAAATTCCTTTAAAATATTCGTAACATAAGATGGCGAAACGTCCAAGATTTTAGCCAAGTCTTTATTTTTTAACATCTTTTCCGCCATAATTCTGAGTAAATTTACCCGTATTATTTCTGAAATTGTTGGGTTTCTCATATAGGATAATTTCCTCTTGACTTCATTTCATCTATGTGATTAACTTAACCATGTCTGAAACACTTAAAAAATATTTAAAAGGTAAAAGTCGAGAATCCTTTGCTCACAGCATAGGAACCACGAAAAATTACGTCAATTTACTCGTCGTACATTTGCGCCGTCCATCTCCCCGCCTCGCTCTTCGTATCGAACAAGCCACCGGTGGACAAGTTACCAGAGATATGATGCTGTACCCCGAACTGTACGCCACCACCGACACCCAAAAATCAAACAACCTAACCGAATAACACCTCAAAAAATATCCGTCAACCGAAACGAGGCCACCTGATGAAATTTGACAATGCCGTAAATATCAAAATTGACGAGAAAATGGCCAGGTATCTCGGCAAGATCATAACCAGTATCGACTGTACACAGTCCGAATTCATCAGGACGTGTATCCACCTCGCCGGCCCCCAGATTGAACGTCATCCCTACCTGATACAGTTATTGCCACACTCTGCTGAGAACTTAACACCACAGTCGTAAAGCAAAGGATTTATTACAATGGCAAAAAGTTATGTGGTGGATGGCGAGCATTTCAAAACCAAATCGGCTTTAACTGATAAGGTTCGTGATATCCTTTATGCGTATGAATTTGAACAAGGTTTGAATGACATCAATCTCAAATTCATGAACGCGATTCTTGCCATGCACCCATCTGCTGATGTCAAAATTGGTTGTGGTGTTTCAACCATATTCGTCCGGCAAAATCCAGTTCACAAAAGAAACCGTGGGTTCTGGATTAAACGCACCGATGGCACCGAAACAGATTTCAGTTTTCTTGAATGCCTCAAACCAACAGATCCACTTAGAAAGTTTAAAAATGCCTGCCGTCAAGCAATTTCAGGTGATGTATTTGTTTTTAGAGTGAACAACCTTGACGGTGATTCTGTGTGTCCGATAACCGGAATTGCATTAAATGTTTATAATTGTCATGTTGATCATTCCCCACCAAACACGTTTGACAGTATCGTAACTGATTTTATTACTACCAATTCAATCAATCCTGAACACGTCATTTTAAACAGTTCTGATGCTGAAATAGGTGATAGTTTTAATGATACTGTTTTTGCTGAAAACTTTGTCACCTTTCATAATGAAAGAGCTGTTTTACGTCTCGTTTCTGCACGTGCAAACCTAAGTGAAATAAGGCGTTCATGCTGAATTTATCTAACATAACATCCGCCATGATACAGGCCGGACAAACACCTCCTAAATCCATCATTGCAGATGGTGTTATTCACCGGTATCCGGTTGAAAACGGAACAGGAAAGATACATGGGAAATCTGGATGGTATTGTTTCCATACTGATGGCCCTGTACCAGTTGGATTTTTTGGCGATTGGAGGAAAGGCACTAGTGTCAAGTGGGTATCTGACGAATACTCAAACCTTGGGTATCTGGATCAAATGCAGGCCACTGCATTTATGGCGCAGGCAGAGATAAATCGTAAAAATCAACAGGATGCTGAATATGCAAGAGCTGCCGAATCAGCGAAAGAAATTTATGCAGCATCAAAGAGTCCAACCGAACATGCGTACCTTATTAAGAAGAACATTGCAGCGTATCCCGGCGTTAAACAGGCTGGTAATTCGCTCGTAATTCCCGTTCTCTCAGAATCTTTTCAAGTCCAGTCTTTACAATACATCAGGCCATCAGGTGATAAGAAAAACCTACCCAAAGGTAAAATGAAAGGCGGCTTTTTCATCATCCAAGGCAGTTCAACCATTTTAATCTGCGAGGGATACGCAACCGGCGCAACTCTCCATAGGTGTACCGGACATACTGTTTATTGTGCTTTTTCAGCAGGAAACATCCTGTCTGTTGCTCAAATTGTTAAATCCAAAAACCTTGAGTCAACCATTATTATATGTGGCGATAATGACATCAAAAAACAGGATAACATCGGCGCAACAAAGGCCACTATCGCTGGAGAAGTTATTAGTGCAAAAGTGTTTTTGCCTGAAACATCCGGATCTGATTTTAACGATCTGGCGAATGAATCCGGTGATAATGCAGTTTTGAAAATGTTTACAGAATTAAAACATACAATACTCTCTATAATAACACCAACATCTATCGAAAAATTTGATAGATGTTCAATAAAGCCAATCCCAAATATTCTTTTAAATCCTGGTGGTATATTGCAAGAAACGCTGGATTACATGGACAAGATGTGTCCGGTGTCAGTGCCGATATTTAACCTGGGTTGTTCACTTGCTTTACTTGGCGCTGTTGGTGGACATAAAATCTGTGGGCCAACAGGTATCAGAACAAACCTTTATTGTCTTCTCCTGGGACATTCTGGTTCAGGTAAAGACGGCGCCCCGGCAATCGTGAAACAAATTTTATCCGATACACCAGACTTAATGCACTTCATGGGTGGGTCAAAATTCACCGGAGGCGCAGCCATTTATTCAGCCATATCACTAATCCCTGACAAGTATTCAAAGATTTTCTTTCTTGATGAATTTGCAAAAATATTGAAGCGTGAACGAGCAAAAAACAATACTGCTGAAACTGTAGGCTCTGCCTTTCTTGAATTATATTCTGGAGCTTCCGGTGAAAAATCTTATGCAGATGCGTCAAATAATAAAAAATATCCCTGGCAACATGTCTCCATGATCGGTAGCGCAACACCCGACGATTTATGGGCGCAGATAACACCAACCGATCTCCAGGATGGTTTTATTGCACGGCTTCAAGTCTTTGAGTCTCACCATGATCCTGTCTCGGCTGGATATGAAATGCCGATGTATTACGAAAACAAACCTCGCCAGCTCATTAAAAAACTAATTGAAATCGCCAATATCGAAATGCAGTTCGATCCTGATTGCGCTGGGAATATCGAAACAAATGCACCAATAATGAAAAAATATGTACCTTTTAAATTAACCAGAACCGGCGAGGCTCTTGAATATCTGAAATATTGGGATGCAGAAATCAATAAAAAGCAGTGTTTATTCAAAGGCAAATGGCAGGGATATATTTACAACCGCGCACGAGAAACAGGTGAAAAATACGCACATGAGCATCATCTAAGTAAATTCGGAAAACGATGTATCAGCCTTCCGCTTGGTATAGATTCATACCAATATGGCCTGTCGCTTATTGACTTTCTTGATGAACATATCCTCAGCATGGCTGGCAATTATGTTTCAGAGAACGACTGGCACGCAATGGAGCAAAAAGTTATCCGAGCAATTAAAGGAAAAGCTACTCCAAGCAAACCAGGTGTGTCTTCTGCGGTTCTTTTTGGTCAGCTTGTCCGGATACCTGAACGAGACAGGAAACATTTACTGACTGGCCTCCTCAGCACCGGACAGCTTTATACAAAAAAGCATAAAGGCAAAGCCGGGCCTGAAACTGACATACTTTGTCTATCGCAACTTACAGATGAAGAATAACTTTATACAGCGTGTATAAAGTTATTTGAATAGATATAATCAATTAAAACAATAACTTACAAACTTTCAAAAAAAACTTGTATAAAGTTTTTTAAGGAAAACTAACTAATGAAAACAAGAACTTACGATAAAAATAATTAAACGTTAGACAATAGACGGGGGTGGCTCACCTGTGTTTAGCGTGAACAGATGATTTTATCCGAATATATGCCTACCCCGTCTAAAGTTAGTATAGTTTATTATCTATATGTATTTATTACATATTAAACACAATAACCTTATATAGGCATGTCTAAAGTTGTCTAATGTTTATATTGTTATTATTATAAGTTATTGTATTTATTATATAATATATACTATTATATAATAAATAACCTTTAAATACTTGATTTTATTATCATTTATCATAATTCAAAGTTCATACGGTGAACACATGAAAAAAAACACTACGATTGATTACAGCAGAATCGCCTATATCAAGATGTGGGAACGTCAAAAATCCATCTATGTGGAGTGGAATGACTGGATGGTAAACGACACGACGCTATGGAAGATGAATGATATTGCAGAAGACAATGGTCACGATGCAAAAATTTTATCTCTCTTCGATCAGTACAGGCCGATCCTGCATAGGAAATCTCACATCATGGTAAGAGCTTGTGGTGAATGGCATAGGTGTCCGATTGAAGCCGTACCCGCGCTTATCGAAATCCTGGAGAATCTGTTCAAGGACTTTGGTGAACTGACAGAGAAAACCATAGCCATTGATCCTAAAGTCAGAAACAAATTTATTAAACCAGCTTTAAATATCAGTCCAAATCTAAAAAATATAATTGGCATTCATACAAACGCAACAGAAGAAAGAATTCTCAGAATTATTAAATCCAAAGCAACACCAGAGAAACCAGGCATATCAAAAGCAGTTCTTTTTGGCCAATATTTGAAAATACCAAAAGAATATACGAAATTCTTGCTCGATGGATTATTCGCATCTGGCAAATTGATAACTCGAAAATATAAAGGCAAAGCCGGTCCTGAAACTGAACTCTTATGCTTGGCGAACGGAGCAATGATATGAACCCCGAACCAAACACAATCACCCTGCTCATCCCTGGACAACCTGTTGGTAAAAACCGGCCTCGGTTCACGCGCGTCGGTAAGGGTGTCAGAACGTATAGTGATCAAGGCGACGAAGAGCAACTCTGGGTGATGGTTGTACGGCAACAACTCAAAGAACTCGCTGTGCGTCATTTCAGTGGCGCTGTGGCCATGAAAATTGTCTTCTGGATGAAGCGTCCTGCTGGCCATTTCGGTTCTGGTAAAAATGCTGGCGTCCTCAAAGCTTCTGCACCTGCTGCACCTGTCACAAAGATCGACTTGGACAATGGGATTAAATGGACGCTGGATGTTCTGAATCATTGCGATGTGTGGCAGGATGATTCTTTCGTGATTGGGATTGATGCAAGGAAACGCTATGCGGAGCCTGGTACTGAACCACGGACTGAACTGGTGTTGCGCGAAGTCACTGGTGTCTGACAAAATTCTTTCTTGGCTCACGAAACGTAAAGCATGAGCCACAAACCACTTTGTATCTATTTCATGATCCACAACTGAGGTGATTGATGTTTAAGTTCATTCGTCGATGGTTCTTAACGCTGAAATTCTATTGCCAAGGAGATAGCCTCCCCGATGCCTGGGAGTGTGCAGTGCTTACAATGTCCGGGTTTCGCCGTGTAATTCTTTCAAAGAAACTTAAAAGACAGCCTTGGAGGCTTAAATGAGCGAAACAGAGAAAGACTTTCAACGAATTGAATTTGATCGCTGGCTTGCTAAATCAAAGCGGTGTCCGGCGCGAGTAAGCAATTTGTGGTGCAGTTACGAATGCAGTATCAATCAAAAAGACTGCTTCTTTGAGACCTGTTTCGCGAAATACTGGGAACACGAATTATGAAAAAGTCACTCAAATCCGCTGTAATCGTTCTGGCTGTATTTTTTCTTTTCATTGCGCCTGTACATAACGCAATGCTCCAGTCACCGCCTGTGGAGCTTTACACGCTGCTTGAGGTGGATAATGACAACGATGCAGACGGAGCAGAAACATGCAGCGAGTTTGTCTGCTGCACGTTTGAAAAAATGCTGCTCATCCTCGATGAACCAAAACCGTAAACAACAGAAAGGAAAATCAATGCAAAATCTGCTTATTAAATTGGCTGAAAAAATATCATCAATCGAATCTCTCGGGGTATATCTTGACGAAATCAGGATCACGGACAGATTCAAACTCATGGATGAAGACCCGATGACTATTACCGGTCTTTTACGTCCAGCCGGCGAGTATTTTTGTGCATCCATCGACGTGCTTATCGCCGTTGATAAACCTGAAGAAGAATCCGTGTTGTTCGAACAAATACGAAATTATCCTACCGTGCAGGATGTTTCTGGGTGCAAAAAAATTGCTGACACGGATATCTGTACAATCGTTCGCAGAGATTCTGTTGTGAAGAAGTCCGTGAAGAAAAAAGGCAAATAATGGCGATTATCAAATGTCCAGTATGTGAAACTGATATTGATTTACATGTATCTGTTGCATCACAAAAAGAAAAAGCTCTGACATCAACAGATATCAATAGATTTCTTGAATGGAACAACAGCATCAATGGCAGTATCCCGAGTTATTGGGACTGCTGGCAGGCAGCCATTTCAACGGTGAAAAAATGATTGACAATGAAGAAAAAACTACTATCAAACGGCTCAGGTTGCTTGGACTGGATCACGATCCCGAAGGATACCCGGTGATTACAATGGCGGATTTAACTCTGCTGCTGAATATCATTGAAAGAGAAGAGGCAATATCAGTTGATAGAAAACTCAGGATCCGGCAGCTCCAATCTGATATCAGGGAACAACGATCTTTCTTCTAATGGAAAGACTTTCGATGTATTATCGGAAAGGATATTGCGAGGCTTTGTGTTGGATTGCTCCTGAATGGCCACCTGGGGTGCCGTGTAACCGGTCAGAGTATTTGGACGGGTACAAACGTGGGATTAAAACCAAAGTGAAAATGAAAAGGAAAAACACAATGACAAAATTTGAAGAGTGGCTCGAAAATGAAAAAGAATTTGTGTTGAAAACTGAAAGAGAAAGGCAATTGGCCAAGGCAAGCTGGAACGCAGCTTTGACGATGATTTACAATCTAATTGACACGGTAACCATAAAGAAAGGAATGGAAAATGAATAAAACAGAACTCATAACAACAATCGCTGAAAAGACGAAAGTCACGAAGTCAATCGTATCTGATGTGGTTGAAATAATGCTCTCCACCCTTATTGAACAAGATAAAGTTTCAATCAAAGAGTTCGGCACGTTCGAGTGGAAGACCAGGCCGGCCAGACAGTGCCGGAATCCGCATACCGGTGGTACAGTTGACGTTCCTGAAAGCAAGATTTTGACATTCAAAGTCTCCAACGGACTGAAAACGTATGCAGACTGATATTTTATATGATATTTGCACTGCTATGGGGGTTGAAACAACATCCAAGATAGCGTATTTAGTGCCTAAGATCAAAGACTTACGAATCGGACATGAACGGTATTCAAAGGTTCGCCATCTGAACGCAGAAGATTTCTATAAAATATTCAAGCATAATGTGCAAGGCAGTCGGTTCGACGATTTAATTGACAATATGTGAAAAAAGGAGGTGATTACTATGACAAAGAAAGCAACAAAACCAGTTAAGAAGGGTGGTAAACCCAAGGGGAAGCCAAAACCTTGTTGATTGCAACCAGAGCAGCCATGATGTTTTTAATGGCTGCTTTAAAAGGGTGAAACATGACAACCAAGTTATCTGGATTCCAACGTTACATCGGCACCTGGGGACAAGATACGTTTCCAGAATCTACTTTATCTGGCCAAATGGCGCATCTCGATTTGGAGATATGTGAAGTTCAAGAAGCCGCAACTAATTATTTTAACAATCCAACCATAGATAACAAAAAAGAATTTCAAACCGAGATAGCAGATGTTTTTATCCTCCTTCTTGGTGTCGCACATAGAATGGATTTCGATCTAATGCTTGTTTCGGCAGACAAGTTCCGGGTATTGCAATCTCGAAAATGGCTGCCTGCTAATTCCGATGGCGTTTATCACCACATCGCTGAGGACATCGTGGCTTAAAACGTGTTCAGAGCCAGGGTTTCGTTGTGCTCTCCCCTTTCGCGGTCGGTGATCCAGGATCGTGGCTCGCACTGGATTTCTTTTTTTTGCTTGTGCTTGTGTTGTTAAGCGTTAGGGGGGCCGGCGGGTAGTCTCGCCGGCTTTATGGCGAGACCGAAGCGGAGCGTAGCCAGAGGACAACCGGCGGCGAAGCCGAAACGCCCAAAATAATTACATAAAAATATCAAAACGCAAGGATAATAATTGGAAGAACCAAAAATAATCGCTTTCAGTGGAGCGCACGGCACCGGCAAAACCAGTGCAACGTACTTAACGGCGCACCAGTTAAAACTCAATCAAAGATCAGAAGTCGGTGTCATACTCGAAATTGCTCGGCAATGTCCATATCCGATAATCAACAAAGGAAGCTCTACAACAACAAAAGATTCACAACTTTGGATATACAGCGCTCAATTACAAGCCGAGCTAAACGCTGTACGAAGATACGGGGTAGTCGTATCAGATAGAACAGTTATTGATACAATCGCATATACCGCTGCTGCTGGTATGTATAGCCTCGCTTATGCTATGCGTGAAATCGCCGCACAGTACGCAAAGACGGCATACAAGGAAGTCCACTTCCGAACGATTAACGATCATGATTACCTGGTTGACGATGGAACACGGAATTTGAATTGTGACTTTCGTGGGGAGGTGGAAATGGCGATGCTTTCACTGTATGCGGATTTGGGGATTCAGTTGATTTACGATGAAAAGGAATAGCAGCCAATGAATCAGACACCACTTAATCACGTTGGCATTACTCATGAGCAAAAAATTGCAGACGGTATCCTGCTTTTGCAAGAATTTGAATCATCCGCATTGGAATACTCTCAAGATGGATACTATCTCTGTTTTTCAGGCGGGAAGGATTCTGTTGTCGTGAAGGACATTGCAATCAGAGCTGGTGTTAAATTCACGTCAAATTATTCTGTGACAACGATTGATCCGCCAGAATTGACACGTTTCATCAAACACCATCATCCAGATGTAATATGGCATAGACCGAAGGTGCCGATGCTGAAGATGGTTGAAAAGAAAGGAATACCGACACGTAGAAGGCGATGGTGCTGTGCCTTATACAAAGAGAATGGGGGGGCAGGACAAGTCAAGATAATGGGTATCAGGTCGGCGGAATCACCGCGCCGAGCAAAGGCATGGCAATCAGTTACGGAATGGAGTGATAAAAAAGATAAAACATGGGTTATTAATCCAATACTTTCTTGGACAGATAAAGAGATATGGCAATATATACGGGCCAACCATATACCATACTGTAGTTTATACGATGAAGGCAAAAAAAGAATTGGGTGCATAGGGTGTCCTATGGGTAACAGAAAGAAAGATTTTGAAAGATGGCCGCACATGGAAAAGCGATGGCGCAGTGCTGCAAAATCAAGATGGGATTTGGTGGATTCGACAAAAATGCAATCAAAAGCAAAACGACCTTTTAAGAATTCCGACGAATTGTTCGACTGGTGGATGTCGGATAAATCAATACCAAAGGGAGCATGCCAAATGGGATTATTTTAGCCCGTCTTTACCAGTTGAAAATTTATTTCGTTGCAATATTAATATGTTAGGTGTTCACTTTAGGAGATCAATTAAAGGAATCTGTTTCATGTCAATGACAGAAAAACAAAAGAAAAAAAAGCGAGCCGAATATCAACGAATGTACGAACATCGTAAAAAAACTGGCGAACCGATGCCACGGAAGATACCACCCCCAGAAGGCTTCGGCAATACCACTGTTTTAGCGAAAAGACTTGGTATTAACAAAACAACTCTCTCCCTTCTTATAAAGAAAGGTGTTTTCGAAGGAACTTTTACCAAGACAGATGGTGCTTACCTGTTTGACATCGAGGCAGCAGTCCAAAAAGCAAAGGATTCATCAGATCCAAGGCAGAGAGGATTTAAAAACAAAGTACTTAATCACACAACAGAATCCTCTCCAATAACCGATCATGAGGACACAGATACAATAATTAAACACCCTAAATCAGATGACTTCAAGGTCCTGTCTTTCAACGAAGCGAGAACCATAAAAGAACAATACACCGCAGAAATGAAAAAGATGGATTATGAGGAGAGAGCTGGAAATCTCTTAAGGGAAGAAGATGTAACAAAAGGCGCTTTCGAAATGTACCGTCAGGCCCGGGATAGCTTGCTGAATATCGTTGATCGAATCAGTTCGCAGTTGTCCGTGGAAAACGACGAATTCAAAATCAGATTAATTCTCGAAACAGAAATTAAGAATGCAATAAACCATATCCGCGTGAGCTTGAATGAACAATGGACATAACATTTATGTCAAAGCCTGTCTTGATGCACTTGAACTTGATACCATCACCACAGTCGACGAATGGGCTGATCAAAATAGGCTCCTTGATTCAGTCTCAACAAGGGAGTCAGGCAACTATCGTACAAGCCGCACGCCATATTTGAAAGAAATAATGCAGTCACTCTCGGTCACTGAAACAACCGTCAATGACGTTGTTGTTATGAAAGCCACCCAGATCGGATTGTCAGAAGTCGCCAATAATTTTATCGGGTATATCATGGACTGTGTCCCCGGTCCCATCCTCTATATGCTCCCCACTGTTGAACTTGCTGAACGTCACAGTAAGACACGTATAACTCCAATGATCAACAACACCCCCAGTATTCTCGCGAAAACCGTTACTGAGAAAAGCCGTAAATCAGGGAACACCATCACGACAAAGAATTTCACTGGTGGCGCACTGTTCATGGCCGGCAGTAATTCTGGCGCTTCTTTCAGAAACGTTTCCATCCGATATCTTATACTCGACGATATTGATGGTTTCTCGCCAGACATTGGCGGTGAGGGTAGCCCGATCAGCCTCGCAGAGAGACGTACTGACACATATTCAAGCAAAAAAAAGATATTGAAAATCAGCACGCCTACACAGAAAGGCGGGTCCCTGATTGAGAAAGAATTCCAGAAATCAGATCAAAGGTTTTACCACGTCCCTTGTCCTTTTTGTGCCACTCTCCAAATCTTAATCTTTTCCACTGACGGACAAGAACATGGCCTCCATTACACTGAACAAAACGGGAACGTAACCGACACTTGGTACACATGCAAGAACTGCCAGGAAAAAATTTACGAACATCATAAAACAGAAATGCTCGAAGCTGGGCAATGGATACCATCTCAACCGAATCGAAAAAAAAGAGGGTATCACATCAGCGGGTTACTTTCCCCATTAGGTTTTGTTTCCTGGTCGCAGATCGCGCAAGAATACCACGACGCAAAAAAAGACAGTATGACCATGATGGTCTGGGTCAATACGCGCTTGGGTGAACCCTACGAATCTGCCGGGGAACAACCGGAATGGGTCAACCTTTACTCCAGGAAAGAGCCTTACCAGCAGATGAAGCCGCCGAACGGTGTCAGGTTCATCACAGGCGGTGTCGATGTGCAGGAAAACCGTATTGCCGTTCTCCTGCGTGGGTGGGGGGTGAATGAAGAATCCTGGTTGATTTTTCACGCAGAAATCTATGGAGAATGGGAAGATCAGCTTGACGATTTACTGTCATTCAATTTCACCAATGAACACGGCGTAAACATACCGATCCTCGGTGTGGCCATAGACTCAGGTTACAAAACACAGCAGGTTTACAGTTATTGCCGCAGTCGGAATAATGCTGTTTTTGCTGTGAAAGGTGAACGCGCCCGCAATAAACCAATCATTGGTAAACCATCTCCACAGGATTTGAATTGGAGAGGAAAACATATCCCAAAGGGTGTCCATCTATGGCCGGTTGGAACCGATACAGCGAAGTCAACCATATATGGGCGCCTCAAGAATAACACAAAGCCCGGTCCCTATTGTTACCATTGGCACACAGATACATCAGAAGAATATTTCCTGCAGTTGACTTCGGAAAAAATCGAAACACGCATAAAAGATGGCTTCCCTTATTTTGAATGGGTCAAAACAAGGGATCGAAACGAAGCGCTTGACATAGAAGTCTATGCTTACGCAGCGGCGGTCAAAGCCGGTCTGTTGTGGATCAAATCAACAAACAAAGAACAAAACGTCAATTACGCGCCTAAAAAACCAAAACTCACAATAACCAGTTCTTTCATGGAGCGATAGATGCAAACAGGAACACTTGTCCACGTCCGAAGAGCAGCACAAATCCTCAGTTGCACCGAACGCCACATTTATAATATGATCAAATCCGGTAAGATAAAGGCGATAAAGATAGGCCCCAGGGGGACCCGCGTAACAAAACGATCAATAGAAGAATTTTTATTAATTCAAAAAAAAGAATGATCACTTTTTCTTAATCCGACAACGTTTATACTTTCCGCTGTTCGGGCGACCACCTTTCTCTCCATTTAACATCGAAGCTTCTTTTTTCTTTGGGCTTTTCACCAGTCCACCTACTCTCCCCATTGCACCAGCACACTCCGCGACAGTTACCACACAACGCAAAGCTTCCTTTGCAAACTTCTTCCATGCGACCATACCATCGAGTTTCAATTGTTCGACAACTTCGATTAAACCTTCTTCAATTAATAGCTTTTCTACTTCATCTCTTTTTTCTGGTTCGCACCAGTCAAGCAATATGTCACATTTTTTATTTGTCCAAACCATTATCAATCTCCTCTGCCCCTTTCGGGGCGTTTGTTTAGTTGTTTGTCAATTACAAAGATAACAGCTATGACCAGGCTCGTAATCAAGTTTTAGGTTTTCAATTTCAGACACCATAGGTGAGGGTATTGTTGCTAAATCATTAAACGAATCAATAAGTTCTCTTTCAGATTCCATCCACGATACGGTTAACGAGTCGATCTGTACACCATGCTTAATGACAGCATATTCCTGCGCACCGTCTTCACTGAATGAATCGTTCAAGAAGATAAAATATCCTAATTGAAATCCCGTACAAAGACATTGGGTACCATTGAAAAGGATTTTCGCCAGTTCCCCAAAAGATTCAATTTTCCTAACATTGAATTTTCTGTTTATGTGCATCATGTTGCCACCTCCAGTTTCATAACTGCTCTGTTGATAAGTTGCATCGCCAGAAGGTTCAACTCCATGGCGTTCAGTCGCTCGAATCTCGTCAGTATGTCATGAAGGTCCAGAACACTTATACCCATTTTCAATGAAATTTTAACATCATCAGAAGCTTTCATGTTCCCTCCTCAATTTTCTTATGCACGGTACAAATATCCGATCGACCACCGTCGCAATGTAAACACCATAATTTATCGTTTCCACCGTTCTTCATACACGGCTCATAAAACAAGCAACCAATTTCTTCGTCTATTGTATCTGCCAAACAAATCCATTGGAACCTGCCACCGGTGAACAGCCTACTTGCAAGATATTCCATGTTTCCTCCTTGCCCGGTTTCCCGGGCGTTGGTTATACTGTCATAAACGTTTAGGTTATTCAACATATTCCGGATATTCGTAAACTTCCTCTAGAACGTCGCACAGGTCAATATATCCAGGATATTCAGGATATTTAGGTTTTTGCTCCATAAACTCATGAACTCTTTGCTTGAGTTCTTCAATTATCGTTAATTTTTCTTCCAAAGTTCTCATACTTCCTCCTTTAAATAACACCTGCAATTATCAGCCATGAAGGCAGGCCATGGCTGCAAGTACCATCAGGTTCAGTAATGCAACCATCAGGCGTTTCACAAACACCCTCGCTTTCCCATTCTTCCAGTTGTTCCAAGTCTGGCATTTCATCGCATTCAAAAGCGTCAGGGTTCTTGATTTGGTAATGCTCAAGGCTAATCCCTTCCTTAAGCTTTCGATAACCTCTATTCGATGAATAAACGTACATAGTTTCCTCCTTTGTGCCTCCTTGCGGAGGCGTTGAATGTTTAATAATCTCTTTGCGTGCCTCTAAAAGTTCTCCTGTACTCAGTTTCACCCTTATCATTTCTGATGCACGGTAGGTGTGTTGGATACCCTATACTAGGGTTGTGCTGGTATTCAGTTCGGTTTTCATAATCAACCATATCCACTTGCTCAAAGCACAAGAGCATATTACGCTCAAGCCGTTTCAAGTTGATAAGTTCTACATTTTTTTCATGTTTCGTTTTCATTTTTAACCTCCAGTTGTTCCTGCTGAACATAAGGTCTTCCAAAACCAGGCCCCTTATCTCTGACTGTTCTTCCGCTTTCATAATATTCGTCCGGTGGGTTCCCATACCGGTCGTAGCTGTGGATCAAATCCATATTACGTTCGTATTGCGTTTTCATTATTCCCTCCCTTCGTATACCCACGGAAAATACTTTCTATCGTGCTCGTACATTGCATTAAATTCAGCTTCGTAAATCTCGGGGTGATTCTTTTTCTCGAGTTCATCGTCATAACGTTTATCACGCGCTTCATCTACCGGATCATTATAAAACCTACTTGCTTTTTTCATGGTTAGTAACCTTTCGGGCAGTTAAAGGCGTACCCAGGCCATAATGCTTAATCAAATACTTCGTAATCGTAATGAGTATCATTTACTGATTCGTCGTAGTATTCCGCTATTGCAAGCATTTGCTCGTCGTGATCATCGAGCATTCTAAGCCTACAGATTCCCTGATAAATTTCGTAATCTCTTTCATCTCTTGTTTTGATAATCATCATTTTGATCTCCTTGGGTAGTTTTTTGACTTGCCCAGGTCGTAAATTTTTAGAGATAAATCTGGACAGGGTGACCGGTGAATATTGCCATGATCTCATCTTGATCAAGTATCGCCCAGCGCTTGAATGCACCTGCCACAGTTTCATTTTCATACCGGTTGATTTTAACCGTTAGAATTGTTTGAAGTACACAAGACTTGTAAACCACAGTTAGTTGCTGTACAATTTTCATAAATCCTTCTTTCATCCAGCTACAAGGCGGCTGGATACGCACAAAGACTAAATCAAAGACTGTTGCATAATATCGCAAAAATCACTCTCCCATATTCGTACAGGAGGAAGAGGAAAGTTTTCTTTCGGAATGCTTTCGCCTGGGCGTACAGGCGGGACAAGGTGAAAATACATCGTTCGTTGATTTTCTCTATCAATAAGCTCCTGCCGGTAGTCGGCAACACCAGGATGTATTTGTTGCAGAACGGTAGTAAAGATTACAATAAAACGACTACCTTCACGCTTACTGAATTCGTACACATTAACATCATCAAACTTTCTAACTTTGTACATTGCATTATTATATGTAAACATAAAAACCCCCTTTCCGGTGGCGGTAGCCACCGGCTACTTATAATATAAATAAAAAATCGAATTTCAAAGAACGCTGCTATATGCAGGGTCGGACAACATTATATAATGCACTATGCGTGCCAAACCCAATAGATTGTTTCATGTGAAACATTATAACATGCTGATATGATTGAAGAAAACGATAGCTATAATGTAGCTAAAAATAGCTAAACTAATAAAACAACAAGAATGTAATAAAAGCACAAAATTAGTAACATAAATGTAACATAAATATGCAACAAAAACAGATACTTACAAAAACACCCGAAAAACTAAGACATAAATGTAATAAATAAGTATAATAAAAACAGACACTTACGACAAAAAAAACCTAACCGATTAAACTTGACAATACGCAGCGGATGGCGTATGCTAAAAGGAAAAAAACAAGGAGGAGCGAAAATGAAAATAGCAGTGGTGGGGAGCAGAGGGTGGGAAGACTACGCAAGGATGGAAGTGGTGCTGGACAAATATCCAGCCGGCGAGCTGGTGAGCGGGGCGGCGCAAGGCGCTGACCGGCTGGCGGAGGTGTACGCAATAAAACGGCGTATACCGATTTCGATTTTTAAACCGAAAATGGAAGCAGGATATAACGTAGCAGAATACCACAAGCGAAATCAGGCCATAGTGGACAAATGCGACGGACTGATTGCATTTTGGGATGGAAAAAGCGCCGGGACAAGAGGAACGATAGAACGAGCAAGGCGTGCAGGCAAACTGCTGGAGGTTGTGCGCCAGGTAGAAGGAGGACAAAAACAGAAAAGCTTGTGGTGAAAAACAGCCACCAGCCACCAGCCACCAGCCGTGGCACAACCCTTGCAAAACCCCATTGATTGAGGCGTTTTTGCTTTTATAGAACCAAATCACCCCGCCGTGCATGAACAGTCGAGCGCGGTTACTGACAGACCACGGCGGGTAATTGCGATATTCATCGCGCCAATAACTGGCTTTTCTTCCTTCTTATCAATATCACAAATATTCCCGCCGCAAGATATACTCGAACGCGGCGAATGGCTGCGCTCGGCGGGTAAATGCGATATTGGCCGCGTGCTTTTGCATTTGCTTTTATATTTTTTTTCAGGTTTTAGAGTTTTGAGAGCTTGAAAAAAAGGAAATCAACTGGCTTTTCTTCCTTATACGCTTTCTTCCTTTTTTTTAAGATCGAGAAAATAACCAAACGATAGTGCGGTAGGAACTTGAGGAATTATTCGAGTTCAACGTCATGGGTGGTGGGTGGGGTAGAATATCAAATAATGCTTTTATCCTTATTATGGTTTTTCATCCTTATTTGTGCTTTTGCTTATATCAGTTAAGCAGTAAATACTAACCAGCCAAAAAACATGTAACGTTTAATTAGTACCTGGTGGCGTGACTGATGCCTTTTTTGCAGCAGGCATGACACCTGCACCATAATTCGCGTACCACGAAACATCGCTGCAAATATTCCAGCCGTTGCTTTACAGAAGTGCGTGCCGAATGGCAGATCACGGCGGGGTAATGGTGTTGACTTGCGGGTGTTTATCGCCGCTAATTATAAGACTGTCCAGTGGCGTGACTGATGCCTTTTTGCAGCAGGCATGACACCTGCGCAGGCATTCCGCATATCTCAGAACCATAAATGTCACAAATTAAAAGATAGTGCAGGATAAGATATATGTTCAGTGGCATGACCCGTGCTTTTTTTCGTTTGCACGGGGCATGACACCTGCTTCACAATTTGCGTATCACGAAACATCGTCCACAAATATTCCCGCCGCAAGATATATTCGAACGCGGCGAATGGCTGCGCTCGGCGGGTCACGGGGATGATCGCCGCGCCAATAACTGATTTATACTCCGATTTGTCTATTGATGAAATATTCCAGCCGCAGTTAATTAATTTTTCGTGAGCCATGTCAGTCCACGGCTGGGTATCGGTGTGGCAAAGCGGATAGACATCTTCCTTGCCCGCCGCAGGCGTAAAATATCAGACCGCACGCTGTCAGTTTCACGTCCAAGCTGCATCATCACGTCCAAGTCCATTTCACCTCAGACCGCACGCTGTCAGTTTCACGTCCAAGCTGCATCATCACGTCAAAGTCCATTTCACCTCAGACCGCACGCTGTCAGTTTCACGTCCAAGCTGCATCATCACGTCCAAGTCCATTTCACCTCAGACCGCACGCTGTCAGTTTCACGTCCAAGCTGCATCATCACGTCCAAGTCCATTTCACCTCAGACCGCACGCTGTCAGTTTCACGTCCAAGCTGCATCATCACGTCAAAG